TCGGCGCCTGACCATACAAGTCAAGCTCACCACGGATTACGGCCCGGCGAGCATTAACGGAGAAATTACATGATTGATGATCCGGTTTTTTTAGTTACCGAGACAGGTATCTCAGCTCCGTCCTATGAAGAAATTTACGAGTACCTAAAGGGCCGCATGCGGGCCATTTTTGGTGATGACATCAATCTGGACGCTGACACCCAGGACGGCCAGATGGTCGGCATTGTGGCGGCTACTATCTCGGACGTGAACGCTCAGGCGATCGCGGTTTATAACGCATACAACCCAACCACGGCGAAGGGCGTGGCGCTGGATTTTGCGGTCAAGGTCAACGGCATCACGCGGCAGGCCGCATCACACTCCCAGGTTGATCTTCGGATCGTTGGTCAGGCCGGGACGCATATCGTCAACGGCGTGGCCCTGGATGAGGCGGAGAACAAATGGAATCTGCCCGCCGACGTTGTGGTTCCACCTGCTGGCGAAATCACTGTAACGGCAATTGCTGCAGAAGAAGGAAACATTCGGGCACCTGCCGGGACTGTCAACCGTATCGGAACCCCGACGCTCGGCTGGCAAACTGTAGAAAATATTCTCGCGGCCGAGCCCGGGGCGCCGGTGCAAACCGACCTCGAGCTTCGAGTGCAGCAGTCGAAATCGACAGCGCTCCCCAGTGTTTCGCTGTGGGAAGGCATTATCGGCAGTCTGCTGACCACGGCCGGCGTGCGACGTGTTAGTGGCATTAAGAATGACGGCGATACCCCGACAACTGAGGGCGTCCCCGGACATTCGATCGCGATGATCGTCGACGGCGGGGAAGTGGCCGATATTGCAAAAACGATTTTCTTAAAGAAGGGTGAAGGTGTCGGAACCTATGGCTCCACGTCGTACAACTATCTGGACACTTATGGCTTCCCTAATACGATTAAGTTCTCGCGTCCGACGGTCGTGCCGGCTTATTGCAAACTCACGATCTCGCCGGCCGCCGATTATCTCTCCAGTGCCGAGGAGGAGATCAAGGCTCGGATCGTCGCTTACATCAACTCCCTGGACATCGGCGAATCTGTAAACATCGCCCGGGTGCTTGCAAGCGCGGTAAAGACTGACGCAGGGATCGTGGACGAACGTTTTAGCGTCGAGGCCATCACGCTTGGCCGCTCGGCTACAGCTCAGACCGCCGCCAGTCTCGCGATCGCGTGGAATGAGGCGGTTTCGTGCGCTTCGGAAAACGTAACAGTGGAGGTGCAGACATGAGCGACGCAAATCGTTATACCGAGCTGATTGCCGGGGCGCATTTTGACAAGCCGAAGTACCAGCAATTTATTTATGAACTGACCGAACCGCTGAACGAAGCAAGAAAACGTTTGGCGGTTTTTTATAAGCATTTCGACGTTGACACTGCTGTAGGCGTCCAACTGGACGCGGTCGGCGTGCGGGTCGGGATCTCCAGGCGCCTTCCTATGAAATTGGTCGGCGTCTATTTTGCCCTGGACGATGTCGATGGTGTCGGTTTCGATAAAGGCGTCTGGAAAGGGCAGTTTGATCCCTCGGACGGCATGGTGACGCTTGACGACGAAACTTATCGCGCAGTGATTAAAACGAAAATCCTCGCAAATAAATTCGACGGCAAAAACGAATCGGTCCCCGAGTTTTTAAATACTGCTCTCGGATATTTCGGCGTCCCGGCAAAGCTCTTTGACTTCCAGGATCAGCAGAATATGCACGTGGTGATCAATCTCACGAAAGCAGAGACGCCTCCCATTGTTTGGGAGCTCATAAGCCGCCGACTAATCGACATTGTGGCGGCAGGCGTCGGCATGCAGATCGTCGACAACGTGCCGTACTTCGGATTTGACTACGAAACGGCCTCGATCAAGGGCTTCGATTCCGGTCACTTCTTCCCGTTTGAAAACTAAACATTCATTTATCTCATCAGCCTCGCGAACAGCGGGGCTTTTTTATTGGGTGTGATATGGCAACCATCAATGAATTCCTTCCTTTCGCAGATCAGAGTACTGCCAATTTGATTCCGTATGCCGAATGGGTAAATGCCGCAAAGCGCTTAACCGGTTTCGTTTCTGGTATTGCGAAATCCAACGAAATGAATCGCGTTTTTGCGCAGGGCGCCCAGGCAGGCTATGCGATCGCAAAATTTATCGAGCGAACCTTAAGCGAGGACGTTTATGTGTCGGACGGGGAGCGTCTGGCTGATCAGTTCTATCGTGCGATTGTCCAAATGTCCTATCGTGCCACGCCGATCGGCTGCATCCTAACGTTTCCAGTTCACGTAGAGATCGACGGATACGTGGCGACCAATAACGGCGGCAATTTGTCGCAAGCTACATACGATCAGCTCTACGCCGTTTATGGCACAAAATTCAATACTTCGAGCACATTGGCCAATCAGTTCGGAATTCCTGATATGGCACATCGCGTATTCGAAGCCGCAGCAACGCTTGAGGAAATCGGCTGCTATGTAGCAGCTGGGTTACCGAATATACAGGGCGGATTTCAAGCTCTCGCTTATAACGGTGACAGCCAGCTCAATAGCTACATTACGAACGGGATGTTCAGGATTAAGGTTAGCAACAAAAATGGAAGCCTA